ATAATGCCAATAATCCAAGGAGTAAAAAGAATAAGTCCCTTAGATCTTAACAAAAATGTTACGATTGGGGTAGCTTTTCCCTTGGATGAAACAAATTTATTTAAAGGTACCCAAACTGAAAACGATCAAGCAAAAGCTAATTTAATAAATCTTTTATTAACTCAACAAGGAGAAAGAGTAAATTTACCTAATTTTGGAGTAGGTTTAAAAAATCTTTTATTTGAACAACAAGTAAATTTAGAATTATTAGAAGAAAAAATCACTCAACAAATAAATATATATATTCCTAATATAGTTTTAGCAAACCTTAGAACAGGATTATCCGAAGATGGACATACTATTTTTATTAGTATAACTTATAGATTTTTACTAGATAATTCTACTGATAATATACAATTAAATTTTAACTAATGGCTTATAATAAAGTATCAAATAAAACACAAGATAAAGATGTTAAATATCTAAGTAAAGATTATAATTCTTTTAAAAATCAACTTATAGAATTTACTCAAACTTATTTTCCTGAAAATTTTAATGATTTTAGTGAAGGGAATCCTGGTATGATGTTTTTAGAGATGGCTGCTTACGTAGGAGATGTTTTATCATTCTATACAGATACTCAATTAAGAGAATCATTTTTAAATTTAGCTCAAGATAGAGAAAATTTATATAATTTAGCTTATACACTAGGATATAAACCATCTGTAACTAATGCAGCTAACGTAACTTTAGATATCACTCAATTAGTTCCTTCTAAACTAAATGGTTCTATATACCAACCTGATTATGACTATGGTTTAACAATAAATGAAAATTCGACTTTTTCATCAACTGAAGGTCCTTCTTTTTATATAACAAATGATGTAAGATTTGATTTTTCTTCTTCTTTTGACCCAACTGAAATAAGTATATATCAATATGATTCTTCAAATAATCCACAATATTTTTTACTTAAAAAATCAGTTAATGCTATTTCTGCTGAAACTAAAACACAAACTTTCACAATAGGAGATGTTGAAAAATTTAAAACATTAACATTATTCGATACTAATATTATATCAATAGAATCTATAATAGATTCAGATGGAAATACTTATTCTGAAGTACCTTATTTAGCACAAGATACTATATTTGAACCTATAGAAAACACAGCAGCTAATGATCCTGATTTACAGAGTTACAATCAACAAACCCCCTATCTTTTAAAACTAAAAAAAGTACCAAGAAGATTTATTACTAGAGTAAAGCCAAATAATCAATTAGAAATTCAATTTGGGGCGGGTACTAGTGATAAAGCTGATGAACAAATAATACCTAATCCCGATAATATTGGATTAGGAATTAAAGATGGAAGAAGTAAATTAGATACTGCTTATGACCCATCCAATTTTTTATATACAAAAGCATATGGACAAGTCCCTTCAAATACAACACTAACTGTTACTTATTTAATAGGGGGTGGTATAGATTCTAATGTTAACAGTAATACTATTACAGAAAAAGAAACATTATCTATAACTAATAATCCTAATATTAACCCAAGTATGTTAAATTTTGTTAAATCTAGTATATTATCTACAAATGTACAAGCAGCAAAAGGTGGTGGAGCAGGAGATTCTATTGAAGACATTAGACTTAATACAGCAGCTCATTTTTCAGCTCAACAAAGAACAGTAACTAAAGATGATTATATTATAAGAACATTATCTATGCCCCCTAAATTTGGTAGAGTTGCTAAAGCTTATATAACACAAGATGATCAAATATCACCTCTAACAACCGAACCAAATCGTATTCCTAATCCTTTAGCTTTAAATTTATATACTTTAGGATATGATTCAAATAAATATGTAACAACCCTAAACACAGCTACTAAAACAAATTTAGCTACATATTTAGAACAATATAGAATGCTAACAGATGCTATTAATATTAAAGATGCTTTTGTAATTAATTTTGCTTTAGATTTTGAAATAACAGTTTTTAAAAATTATAATAACCAAAGAGTATTATTAGATTGTGTTTCAGAAATTCAAAACTATTTTAATATTGATAAGTGGCAAATTAATCAACCTATTATAATTTCTGAAGTTAAAAATTTAATTGGAGGTATAGAAGGTGTCCAAACAGTAGAAGATATAACATTTACAAATAAAAGTGGTACATTTTTAGGATATTCACAATATAAATATGGGTTTAATAAAGCAACTAAAAACGATATAATCTACCCATCAATGGACCCAAGCATTTTTGAATTAAAATACCCTAATACTGATATTAAAGGACGCGTAACAACATACTAATATGGCATATTACTTTTTATTTCCCGAAATCGACACAACACTATACAGTCATCCTGATAGATCTAAAATGAACACAGGTAATGATGAAATTTTAGAATTAGTTAAAGAAAGAGGAACTACAAACCAACTTTTATACCCTTCAAGAGTTTTAATTAAATTTAAAAATGAAGAAATCCAATCAGCTATATCTGATGTTATAGGACATACTAATTTTCAAACAAGTACATCTTCAAGTTTACAATTGTTTTCTGCTCAAGGAAAAAATGTTGCAACAACATTAAATGTTAATGTATATGCTATATCTCAGTCTTGGGATGAAGGCACAGGTAGATATTCAAATTTACCTACTAGTTCAAATGGAGCTAGTTGGATATATAGAAATAATACTACAACAGCTACTGAATGGACTACAGCAAGTTTTGGAAACGAATCTACGGGATCCGTAAGTGCTTCTGGAAATAATATACTTTTAACCCCTGGTGGTGGTGTTTGGTATACGGGAAGCGAATTTAGAGCTAGTCAACAATTTAAAGTAGGAGATACATTAGATACTAATATAGATGTTTCATCTATAGTACAAAAATTTAGTGCAAGTTTATTTGCTAGTCAAACTTACCCTACAGGAATTCATAATAATGGATTTTTATTAAAAAAACCAGATTCTGTAGAAATGGATGTATCTCGTAGTTTTGGAGAGTTACAATATTTTTCTGTAGATACACATACAATTTTTCCACCTAAATTAACATTTAAATGGGATGATAGTATACATAATTTTCAATCATTAGCTAAACAAAGTGGAGAGTTAAATGTATCTCTTTATAGAAACCAAGAAGAATATAATCAAAATGATGAAGCTATCTTTAGAGTCCATGTAAGAGATAAATATCCAGCAAGACAATTTGCTTCGTCTTCTAATTATTTAAATGTAGGATACTTTACAACGTCCTCATTTTACAGTGTACGAGATGCTGATTCAGAAGAAGAAATAATTCCTTTTGATACTACATGTACAAAATTAAGTGCTGATAATGATGGAATGCATTTTAAAATATATATGAAAGGTCTACAACCTGAAAGATATTATAGAATATTATTTAAACATGTTAATAACGAAGGTACAAGAGTATATGACAATAACTATTATTTTAAAGTTATAAGATAATGGCTAAACAAAATGTAAATTTATCAAAAACAATTATTAGTAATAAAGCATCTAATAATATTACTCCTAAAGCTTTTAATAATTTAGCTAAATCTAAAAAAAATTATAATCCTGAAGAAATTAAATCATTATATAATGATCTTTTTTATTCTATACCCAAAACAGGAAAAAATTCTCATTCTTTTATAATAGATCAAAGTTTTGATACTAAAACACAAGAAAATTTAATATTAGACCAAAGAATTAAAGCACTATTAGATGCTAATAATCAAAAAGAACAAGAATATCAAAATACATTACAACCTCCAGCAGAAAATCCATTATATCCTAATGGTTCTTTTTTAACTGCAGGTGATCCTGAATTACAACAACAATTTCAGGGAATGAATACTGTATATTACATGCAGCAAGGAGTAAAAAGAGCAGTAGCTAATAATGATGGTGAAAATTCTTTATATTATACATTAAGAAAAATAGAAGGATTACCTCTAGATTTTTCTCAATTAAATTATTTATCAATAGATGATTTAAATAGTATTGATAATGGTTCACCATTAGAATCATTTGCAAATTTTAATATTTCAAAATTAACAATAACTAATGATGAAATTTTCCAAAATTATCGTTATTATAATGTTTCAGTAAGATGTTATGGAATCCCCTTTTTGTTTTACGCTTCATCAAACATTACAGCTGGTCCTGTTTTTTATTATCCTTCAAATTCCACTATTGATTTTCCTACTATTAATAATACTTACTCAGATGGAACCTTTACAACGATTAACCAGGGAAGCTCCCAATATTATTTTACCCAAGCACAAGATTCTAATCTGGGATGTCGTATACAATATATATTTAATGAATTTGAAGGAGACCCTATATCCTATGAAATTAAAGATCTTTATTTAAAACCAGGTGAATCAAAAACAATTAGTTTTGCTAGAGCCCAAAATTTTGGGGGAGAAACAACTTTATCTAAAGTAGGCATCCCTTCTCCATTTTGGGATCCCTATGATTCAAATAAAGTATATGATGCTTATGCTGAATATTCTACTCCAGGTTTTGTTGGAAATAATTCTTATGGTTTCCCTCAACCACAAACTAGAATTTGGGGGTATGAAAGATTATATGATGGAATATTAAATGTAGAGGGTGTAGTAGAAATAAAAGAATATAGTCCGGGACCTGCTGAAGAAAATTATAAACTTTTAAATTGCCCAGTACCCCAAGATCGAATGTTAAAACATCTATCCACCCCTATTTTTAACTAATTATGTCAAATTCTATATCAATAAATTTATCTAAAAATATATATGGGGCTAAAGGAACATTAAGAGAACTTAATGAAGAATTTAAAGAATTTGCTCCTAATGTAAAAAATACTAAAGAGTTTTTTAATGCTTATAATCAAAATTTTTATAATATCCCACAAGAAACCCACGATTTTTTTATAGATAATAGTATAAATTATATTAGTAATTATATAAATCCTAAACAAAGAGAAATTGATACTTTATCAGAACAACTAGATTCAAAACAAACCCAAATAGATTCATTAGAAAATAGACATCCTATTTTAAAAAATAATTCAGTTATAGTATCAGATATTTATAAAGATCAAGCTACCACTGCTATTGATGATATAGGAAGAGATCAATTTCAAGGAATATTTTTAATATATTCAGGAAAAAAGAGAAAAATTACTAAAAAATCTATTTATGAATCTTTACGAGTACAATTAGGAATTGGAAAATCAGATGAAGAATTTTTAATATTTTTACCCCCAACTATTATAAACTTAATTAAAAATGGACCTCCTATTGGAACTATTAATCAAGTATGGGCACCTTTTACTGAAGTTAATACTTATGTAGGA